GGTGCCCTGTTGACCCTTGCAAGGTGTAGGGGCATCCGTTCCCGTTCCAGTACCGGCAGCGGGAGGAGTACAGGTGCCACCATCGTATGTGACCTCAGTAATCCAGGATTTAACGCCATCCTTGACAGTGGCATAACCGCCAGTGACAGACGCCGCGCAGTTCGAACCAGCACCGGATGAAGGGCAGTAAGACCCACCGACAGGACGATAGCTGGAGGACGTGTAAAGGTCAGCCCCACCAGACGCGGCAGCACATTTAGCAACATCAGGATTAGCCTTAGCAACGCACTTGGTGCCGACAGAATCAGGTGAAAAACCAGTCTTGCAAGCACACTGCGAATCGGCACCCTCAGCAGAATTAATGGGGCAGACGCTAGCGGCAGATGAATTAATAGGATTCGGACCCCATGCGCCCATCCATGCGCCATCCGGTGAAGTCTGGTATTTAACTTCGCAATACTCTGTGAAAGTAACAAAGCCTTTAAACGTATTTGGATTTGCACCCTTAACGACAATAGCGTTATGGTCACAAACATCGACATAACCAGTGGAAGAAACGTAACCGCCTAGCCCATAATAATTGCGTCCGCTTTCATGCGGAACAGTGTTGATTTGGGCAATAGACGAGGCAGGAACAATAGAAGATAAAAAAACAAAAATAAAGAAAATCAAGCGGTGAATATGAGCCATGCCGCCCCCAAGATTGCGATAACGACAAAAATACCCATATTCACCCTTTGGTTGTGCGACTGGATTACAGAGCGCGACGAACCCACTTGTAACCCTTGAGGGCCACAAACACACCCAGCACGGCAGCACCAATCAAGCCAATGGGGGCCAATTGGTCACCGATAGCGGTAACGGTAGAAGTCACATCAACGCCAGCGGCAAAAGAGGACACGGCACCCAGACCCAGAACCGCAGCAGCGGCAATTTTCGAGAACATCATTTAAGACTCACTTTCAGAAGTTGAAACACCATCAGAATTCAAGGCACGAATGACGGAACGAATCCCGTAACCCATGGCCCAGACCGCGAGGATGGCACCCGCGATTAATGCGCCGCCGGTCTCATCGAGATTGAGGACCGGAACGTCTAAAGTCGTAATAATTTGGCAGGGTGAAACCGTGCAAGTGACGTATGTATCAGCCATTGCAGACCCTTGGAAAAGTTGAATAGGCACCGTCGTGGAATCGTTTGGCAAGCTCACGCAAAGGCGTAATGACAAGGCCACCAGGAACGACACGACAAGAGAAAGCAGGTTCTAGAAGCTCACCCGTAGCACGGACCACAATGCCGCACTTTTTGCGGACAACATCACCAACACCATGGGAAGCCTTGACCCACTCGGGAAGGTTCAACCAGGAACGAACGGCACGACCGGTTTTATTCAAGCCGCCGATACCGTACAGGCGCAAGCCCTTGGGAAACTTGGTCAATTCGCCCAGCTTGGACAGGTATTTCATAAGGTAGCCAACGCCAGCTTTTGCGATCTGGACGTTAGTCATGCCATGGGGCCACCAGCAGTCCTTACGCTTGCCGCTAGGGGTAACGGTGCGCCGGTCCCATTTGGGCATCCTGGCACCGTGCGGGAGCCACGCCAACAGGTGATAGTGAACAGCGCCCCGGCCTTGAAGCTCAGCGACCCAGGTATAGCGACAGGGATAGCCGCGCAGCTTGCACCAGTCACGATAGCCTTGCATGGCCTTGCTCATGTGGTCGGCAGACCAATCCCGAACGCCGCGGTAAGTCAACGTGACAAACCAGACCTTAGGAGCACGAAAGCCATCATCACCCAGACCATGCAGATGACCAGAAGCCCAAACGGATTTTTTCAGACGCTTGACGCGACGAGCCGCGACGATTTCGGCAGAGAAGGAAATTTCCCGCTGTGAGGCTCGAATTTTTGAGGATTCAAGGACGAAATCGGCCGTTTTCCGATTTGTTTTAGATGGGACAAGCCCAGCGGCTGCGCCGCTTTGGCCGCGCTGCGCTTGCCGGTCCAAAGCGGTGCAGTCGCTCATACTGCGACCAGTTCCACACGCGCCGTGCAGTCATTCAGGAGGGTCCAGCGGTGCCCCTGAGCCTCGATTGCCAACAGGTAGGCATTCCACGTGTCAAACGAGGAAAACGACCTGTAGCCGCCCTTGGGAAAGCTGACACGAAAGGCATGAACGGCTGCACTCACAGGGAACCACCTAGCAGCACATTGCCCATGGCGTCGCGGAACTGAATGGACGCCTCAAGGGAATCGCCTTCCAGGGAGCAGGAAACCACCATGGCGGTGTGGTACTGGTCCAACGATTCCGAGGCAACGGAAAAAACGGCGGAACGTAGGGCCTCAAGCCTGACCAAGCGCCGTATTTCATCAATTTGGGATGCGTCTAGCATGAGGGTTCCCCTCAGGCTTTAGCAGTCAGAGGGAGCAAACGCGTAGTGACTTCGAGGTGACCATCACGGCCAACGTACAAAGCACCAGGGGCCAGTTTGTATTCGCCGCGAGGATAGGGAAGCTGGCCGGTTTCCAGGGTGAATTCGAATTTGTCCGGGAAGTCGGCAACCGCGCCGGTGTTTTTGTCCACCGTGAAGGCATAGGCGGTCTGGAAATTCATGTCATAGGGACGACCGGACGTTTTGCCGATGCCCTTCATGTTGCGGATTTCGGGGCTGGTGATTACGATTTTGATCATGGTTGCACTTCCTGCTAAAGTTGATGTATCCGCTTTGGGAACGTACTTGAAACGAGTACGCAGGCGGATAGTACTTTAAAAAAGGACGTCACAATGCAAAAGCCCGACTATCTTGATCAACTAATTGATCTGGCCAGCAAGGTCGCAGGGAGTGACTACAAGTTGGCGCAAGAGCTGAACACCAGCCGCCAATCCGTTAGCGACTGGAAGCACGGAAGAAAGACCTGTCCCGCTGGGGATGTGGCACTTATGGCCGAAATGGCAGGTATGGACCCGGAGGCATGGTTAGCACGTGCGACCGTGGCGCAATACGCCGGAACACCGAAGGGGGAAAAGCTCGCCGTGGTGCTGGGAAAAGCTTTGCTAGCGACTGGCGCGGCAGTCGTTTCAAGTGGCGCCAGCGCCGCAACGGCTATGGTTGACGCATACGGCTACTTGATACGATGTATAGAATCGTTAAGTTATAAACCGCACCACGCAACTGCATTTTAAGACATAAGCAGTGCACCGGGTTTGCCCTTCGGGACATGCCGCAAGCGGCATCAGATCCGGCCCAGCTTGCCAACGTCAGGTTTAACAGGAATGGAGCCCTTGAAGTCGGGCACGGTTGGCGTTGACGGTTGACCACCAGCCGCCGCCACGGATTGAGGCACCGGAGCCGCAGCGGTAGAGGGACCGGCCTGCCAATCCATGAAAAACCCACTTTTCACGATCTGCTCACAGACACCAGCCGGAACGCTAATTTTTGTGGCTTGCTGGGTCCAGCATTGGCACTTGGACGCCGACGCGATACAGGCCGCAGGGTAGGGGGCAACCGTTGGTTTGTTCAAGTCGTCATACCGTGCGGCAGTCTGCGGGAAGCCCTCAAACCGTGGGGCGAATGAATCCGCATATTCCGCAGCGGTAAGGATTTTTTTAGCCGGTGCGGAACCTTGGGCATTCTGCAATTGTCCAGGCGTAACCGCTTTGGCCTCGACGCCGACAGTGGGCGCTTTGGGTTGTGCTTTTTGGAACGATTGCCAGCCCAGGTAGCCCAAGATAGGCACGGCCAGGATAGCGGCAATCATCACTTTGACCTGAAAAGGAACCTTGACCTTTGCGGTGTCCAGGGAAGTCGATTCATACCAGGAATAGACCTCCTTGGGGAAGGTCACCATTTTGATCTGACCAGACTCAGAAGCACCCGCTTTGTGGGGTTGTTCGTTCACAGCGTTCCACTGAATGACGGACACAAGAGGCGCACCACTGGCACGCTTCAAGTGTTGATGCCAACCAGGGGAACCGATGAGCCGACGCACAAATGCGTCAATGTTCATGGGATGCTGGGTTATCAGGTAGAAATCGAAGCCGCGCCGCCGATGTTCGGCCAACATTTTGATGTAGTCCGGCACATCTTTACCAGTGCGCACAGGCAATTCATTGTGGCATTCGTCAATGACGAAAATTGCACCATCCGGGACGGTTTGCCAGTCCTTAAACTCGATTTGTTTCCAGGATTCCAGGGGACCACCTGGAGCAATCTGAAAGCGCCCATTGTGATAAACCGGGCGAGATTCTGCGATTGACTTTTCGCGCACTTCCTTTAGGGTCAGCAGAGTTTTGCCAGCCCCGTTAGCCCCGGTCCGCAGATATATCATTTTTTAATCCAACGCTTGACGGTCCCCGACGCAAGGCCCGACAAGGTAAGCCGCACCACATAAGCAGACGCGACGATAGAGATACAAACGCCGACCTTGAGAACACCCAACAGGCCAAGAATATTGGCCGGCAGCGTATCAAGATTTTGAAAAGCGGCATCACGGAGGAAGGTCAAACCAACATCCAGGCCAGCGTATGAAGCAACAGCAATACCCAGGCCGACCAGGACACGACCGGCAAGCGAGGCAACGATATTGAGCAGCGCACCGGCAATGGCCGAGGCTATGACAGCGGCAAGACTAGGCATTCAAGTTACCCCCGAGTGATATCCGCATGGCCACAATCAGGGTGATGGCAACCGCAAGGTTTCCCAGGTAGCCGAGCCAAAGATTAAGCATGGACATTTTGATGGTCACAGGCCGACCCATGACGGTCACGGAAAGGTCAGAAAGACCAGACGCGGAAAAGTGCGCAGTTTGATCGAAGGACGAGCCGGAAAAGGTGAAGGAGGCGTTCCCGGCAAGGTTTGCAGTCTGGTCCCCGGTCAGAACTTTGGCCGCGTCATAAACGCCAGTTTCTGGAATAGTGGCAGAAGTGTCCAGGGCACAGGCAGTCTTAAAAGCAGCCGCAGCAATGCCACACTGAATCGCATCACCATCGCATGAAGGAACCGAGCCACAAGCACCGGCAGAGTACGAACCCGCCTTGCACATAGGCGACGATGGATTGTCCTGACAGAAGGTAGCCTGAGGCTTTGTGTCCTTAGTCGTGACTGGAGGAATAGGGGCGCCAGGAGTGCCACCCGAACCGGCAGCGGTGCCGGTGGTGGTGGTGGTGGTGGTGCAGTTGGTCCCGTTGCAAGATGTGTCCGTCGTGGTGGTGGTTGTGGACCCATCCGCGTTTGTTTTGGTGGTACTGGTAACAGCCTGAGCAGGAGGATTTGCAGGTCCAAAAGGGATGCAGACCGACACGCCGTTAACGGTGCCCTGTTGACCCTTGCAAGGTGTAGGGGCATCCGTTCCCGTTCCAGTACCGGCAGCGGGAGGAGTACAGGTGCCACCATCGTATGAT